ATCAACTTGCAATAGATGTAGCAGGACTTGGTTGGAATTTGAAAGTTCGAGCGGATAAAAAAGACAATGAAACTGAAAAGAAAAGAATTAAAGATTTTTTGAAAAAACCTAATCCTGAGGATTCTTTTCGTAACATAGTAAAAAGTCTTTTGATTGATTGGGGCACTGTTGGCTGGTTCGGCTTAGAAGTCTGCCGTAATAATAAAAAGGAGGTAGCAGAAATATATCATGTACATGCTCACACTATAAGAGTGCACCGAAAAAAGAAAAAGTATTGTCAGGTCAGGAACAATCAGAAAGTATGGTTTAAGAAGTTTGGTGAACCCAGAGATATTTTAGCTACAACAGGCAAACGAACAACTGCGGGAAATAAAGAAAAAGCTAATGAAATGATATTTTATAAAAGTTATTATGCTAAGTCTGGATATTATGGTGTGCCTAATATTATTTCAGCAATCGGCGATGTTGTAGGCTTGATTGGTATGCGAGATTATAATTTAGCTTTCTTCGAGAACTTTGGAGTACCGGCTGCACTAATTATTTTGGAAGGAGATTGGGAGGAAGGTTCACAACAAACAGTGAGTGACTTTTTGAATAAAGAATTTAGAGGCACTGAAAATGCACATAGAAGTTTAGTAGTAGAGCAGCCTGACAATTGCAAGTTTCAATATCACAGGCTCAGCACTGAAGTGAAGGAAGGAAGTTTTAAATTATATGAAAAGGCACGACAAGAGGATATACTAATTGCATACTCTATGCCACCAGAAAGGATTGGTATAAGAGTGGTGGGAAAACTTGGTGGCAATGTTGCGGTGGAAGCTACCAAAATTTATGTGATGTCAGTAGTTGAGCCTTTGCAGTTGGATGTAGAAGATATTATGAATGACATGCTTCTGCAATCTGAAATATATGAATTCAAATTTAACAATATAGATACACGTGACCTTGACCTTTTAGTAAAGAGACTTGGTTATCAAATAGAACGTGGGATGAAAACACCTAATCAGGCAAGGAATATACTTGGTGATGAACCTTATACAGAAGGAGATAAGTATTACATGATGTCAAGTCTTATTCCTGTAGGCGAACCTAATCCTGAAGATGCGTTTACGAAAGAACAAGATGAACTTTTAAATGAGGATATAAATTCTCCTGAATTCGATGAGGAATAAAAATGGAATCTGAAGTATATGATTGTCCTGAATGCGGTATGGAATTCAGAGTGGCTTGTGAATCAGAATTACAGAACAAATTAAAAAAACACAAATGTCAATTGATTACTGGAAAGGTTTTCAGAACACGACAGCTTCAACAACATGAGGTTGATAATTTCATGGAAGATGTAGCAGTCGATAGAATACATCAACATAATTTTGACAAATTAATCGTACAAGGAATAATTGTGTAGGAGATTCAAAATGATTAAGCTGTTAACAGTTTTAATTTTAAGTCTACTGATGTTTACGCCTGCTCCTGAAGTACTACCAGGTGACCCTTTCATCTTTGATCCTGCTATGTGTTCCAGCCCTGCGATGCTGGCTGTAGTAATTCCAGTGGGAGTTACACATAACGGGGAGTTGGATGTTGGTGAAGAGGATGGTGAGGATATTACTTTTGTAACTTCGATGATAACGATTGACCCTATCGGAGTAACTGTACCTGATACATCTGACTCACGATTTCCCAATGCGGTGCTTCACACTCACAAATGGACATGGACTCCTGACATTGCAGATGTAGGTTTGAATTATATAAATGTAAAAGTTATGGACTCTTGGGGTGCTTCTGACCCTAACAGTATAAGGACTATCGTGGTGTTAGTGAAAGTGAATCAACCGCCAGTTATTGTTGGTTGTAGGTAATAATTATAAATGTCTAAAGCACCAATGTATTTTGTTGATTCTAAAGGCAACAAACATAAGGTTGTTTTTATGAAAAAAGATATTCAGCATACTCTTGACAACCTTGCGACAAGGAATGAAAGAATTTTACGTGTTCCTTTACAACAATGGATGAATTTTGCGAATAGACAAATTCGACAAGACCTGTCAAGAAAGTATATTAAAAAAGACATAACCACTGAATTGACAAACTGGCGGTTCATTGAAGAACAAGGTCAAAAAACTCTTAAGCCTGCTTCACTTAAAATAATGCAATCAGGTGGTAATGCTGCTTACAAACAATTAGCAGTAACAGGAAGTTTTGACGTTCTAAATGTTAGAGCAGTTAAAGCAGCTGATAAATATTGTGCTAAGCTCGTCAAAGGCGTTACTGCAAATACAAAGAAGGGCATTCGAACTTACATTAGTGCAGGAGTCAAAGCAGGCAAAGCAATGCCTACGATTGCTAAAGAGCTTCGTCCATTAGTAGGCCTTACTAAACTTCAAACCAAATCTATAATTAATTATCGTAAAACACTTGGAGATTTAGACAGATTTTCACCTGCACAAATTGATAAGAAAGTATTATCTTATACGAACAAGACTCACCGAAGAAGGATGGAAAACATTGCTCGAACTGAAACTGCCAGAGCACAAAACATCGGCTATTGTCAAGGACTTGAAGATGTAGGTGTTGTTGAAGCAGAGTTACGCATTTCAGCTGTTGATTACTGTGACGATTGTTTAGTATTAGATAAGACGAGGTATCCAGTTGGTGAGGCCGGTGCAATACTTCCTGTGCATCCGAGATGTCGGTGTGCTATGTTGCCTGTAGTTGATGACAAGGTAATTTCTGAAACGTTACATTTAACTCCTCCGGAACTTCCAGGTGCAATGTCCTCAGAAGAAGGTTTAGCTCCTTGGAAAAGTTATTTGAATACGCATGCAGGAGAAAAACCATCAAGCGGATTATTGTATGACTGGTATAAAATCAGATATGAAACAACTGGCAAAATAACTGGAGGAACAAAAAAGTATCTTCGAAGTCATGCTGCGAAATATGAAGCTACCTCGGTTAGAATTAGTAAACCGATTTCAGGTCTGGAAGATATTATCAAACCAATAAGAGCTCTTCCTGGACCAAAGCCAATTAATATTCCTGTGCCTAAACCGAAGAAAGTTCCTTCAGGGCTTCTTGGAAAAAGCCATTTTCAAACACAGTCTGCAGGATGGGAAGAAAGATTGGCTATACATAAAGCTTCTTTGCAGGAACGTATAGGTGTAGATTTGAAAGCTTTGAAAGTGCACCGTACTGATCTTCCTGAATACAAAGAAGCTCTTACCAAATTTGAATCAGCTTTGAAATCATTTACTGCTCCTACAAGTAAGGTTGATGATATTTCAAGAACTTACTATCCTGCTAAAGGCGATATGAAAAAAGCTATGCGTAACATCAATGCTTTTTATGATAAAGTAGAGGAAATAGGATGCGATGACGTGATTAAATTTTTCAATCAACAAGGGATTGGTGTTAACATATATAAAGGAGCATATCGTGCTAATGCATACCCTAATCAGTTTAGAATTTTAATGGCTGCTTCTGATAATAGGGGGGTTTATTTTCATGAAATAGGTCATCTGTTAGAATCTAATAACAGATTAAAAGGCAAAACATATAACTGGGTAGCTGCTCGTGGCGGAGGTAGAGGCAAATCAATACCGTACAGTAAAATCGGTTCTTGGAGCAGTGACACACAAAATGCATATAAAGATAAATTCATAAATCCTTACGTAGGTAAATTTTATCGTGATGGCAGCACAGAAGTTATGTCTATGGGCATGCAACAATTCACAAGTTATGGACAAATGCTGAAATTTGCTAAAAAAGATTTTGATCATTTTAGTTTAATACATGGGATATTGACCGGTGCGATTTGAAAAATATTTTACAATTTGGTTGAATCGAGAAGACAAGATGTCTCTTGAAGATGCTTTGAAAATAGCTAAAAAAGAATTGCTTGACATGGTTTATGATCCGCTTGGAATTGGTGGACCAGATTCTTTTTGGTGGTGTTGTGCTGTTCTTGAAGTTTTACAACAAGAAGATTGGATTCGTGAATTTGAAATTATAAAAGAAGTTCCAAAAAGTCAAATGATTGAATCGAAAGCTGGAGTGATTTATTGATGATTGAAAAAAGTACCACAATTGAACCCATCAATCCTCCAGAGGAAATGGTACGTTTGAAAAGATTTACGGATGAATATGGCAACGGTAAAATGGCCATGAAATTTAGTCAACAATTACGTAAATTATATTCTAAAAAATTAACTTCAAGAAATTTTGGTGAAATGGAAAATGCTATTCTTACTTATGATTCAACTCGTTATTTAGCATATGCCAATAAAAAAATAGTTGGTGTTATTTCATTTCATTATGATGAATTGGATGAGCTTGTTTATATAGACCACACAGGAACTTTGAATGCACCTGAAGGCACTGGTGCAGAATTGGTAAGAGCGGTGGTTGGTGCTACTTCTGCTTTTAAGGTAGGAATAAATTTTGAAGCAACTCTTAAAAGTGTTGGATTTTGGGAGAGACTTGGATTTATACCAACCAAAAAAGTCTCGTATGTTTTTGAAACAAGTTATGAAAGAGTACAGCAGATAAAAGAGGCACTTGGAGCCGTTGGCAGAGTACTTGATAAAATTGGAGTTACACAATGAGAATAGAAGAGATAACTAAAAGTCGTCTTGGTAAAGCAACTGATTTAGAATTAAAGCAGTTGAAGTATAAGATGTCAAAACTTTGGGATAACAATTTCAAAAGTAACAATATAAACACGGTGGGTTGTTT